CGCTGTATTTAATGCGTATGCAAATGGCACGTTAAATGACAAAACCGCAGATCAAATAGTGTTTGATGCTTTATTTTATGATAAACTAACAGATACTCCTGGTGCTTTTACAGAATTTATCACACCATTTGTTTCAGAATCAATTGGATCTGAAGCTGTATTTGATGTTGCATTTAGAGGAGGTGAAACTAGAGATGGTAAAACAATATATTTTGAACAAGATTCTGCATTAGAAAAAATAGATAAATCTTTAGGACATTTATTCACACAATTAGAACCTGGTGCAAATAGAAGTATTAGAAGAGTATATAAAGGTATAACAGGAACTTTTACACAGTTTGGTCAACAATTGGATGCTAAAACTGAAATCGGTGCACTATTAGCTGGAGTTCGTATTGAAGAAGCTAAACCATTAAATAGTATGCCTTTTTTAATTACTTCTTACGGTAAAGATAAACAAAATATAAGAAGAGAGTTTGGTAGAAATGTATTTAGAGTTGATGCCACACCAGAGCAAAGATTAGCAGGTTTTAAAGAATATATATTAGATTCTTTTGAATCACAAAAAGTTTTTTATCAAGTATTGCAAGATATGAAAACAATGGGTGTTTCTTCGAGAAAAGTAGAAGATATTTTAGAAAAACGTTTAAGAAATAAATCTGAAGTAGAACAACTTATAGATGGAGAATTTAAAGTGCCTGGATTTAGTGAAGAGACATTTGATGATTTAGTTGATAGATTAAAGATAGAGGATCCAATACAAGCAGCTAAAGTAGCGTCTGAAATAAGACAAAGTGTAAGGGCTATGGAAAGATTAAGAAGAAGATTAAGAAGAGTTGATTTAGATGACAGTAGGGAAGAAGTAGACAATAAAATAAACTCTATATTATTTCCAACAATATCTAGATTTAGAGGAGAAGATCCTGTAACAAGCACTCAAACAACACAAAAAGTCGAGCTTCCTGTTCCAATAGGTCTTGATACACCAATAAATACTAACATAATAAATCAAAGTATAGGAAATGTACAAAACGATTTATTAAGACAAATAGAATTACAAAAATTAACATAATGACTAAAAAAGACGACGCATTACAGAGAATAGAATCGCATGAAAAGTTATGTCGTATCATGCAAAAACAAACTTACGATCGCATGCAACAATTACAAGGTCAAATAACTAGAATAGAAAGAATACTATTAGTATCAATGGGAGCAGTTATGACTGGTATGGGTGGTGTAATTGTAGTATTATTACAGAGACTTTAAATCCAAGATTTTAATTCTTCTCCCATAATTTCACTAGCAATATTTTGTTTTTTATTTAAAGCTTTTACAATTCTTTCGTCGACCGTATCTTCAGCGATAATATCTATGTAAGTCATCTTTCTTTTTTGGCCAATACGATTGATACGAGCTTCAGACTGTGTTCTTTTTTCTAGATCATAGCCATTTGAAAAATAAATCATTGTATTTGCTTCTGTAAGTGTGATACCATACCCGCCCGTTTGTGGTGTACCTATTAAAAATCTTACCTCACTATCTGGATTTTGTATTTCTCTTATAGCTTTTTGTCTATCTTCAGTGCTAGTGTCACCATAATAAGTAACCACGGATCGAGGACCATACTCTTTTGTAACGGCAGCTAAAACATTTTCAATATCATAACGCCAATGGCACCAGATAATTGCTTTACCTTCTACTTCACCTAACACACTCATTAATTCATTAATACGATTATTTTTTATCTGTTGTATTTGACCACTATCATCTTTGAAATGACCACAAGTTATTTGTTGCAATCTCATAAGTTGTACCAAAGCTGTGGCTGTGGTCATGCTCTTACCATTTAAAAATGCAACAGCTTCTTTTTTCATCTGTTGATATACACTTTTTTGTTCTGCAGATAATTGTATTGTTCTCTTCATGTAAGTATACTCAGGTAAATCTAAGCATTCTTCTTTTAACACACGAGAAGAAAAAGGTTTTATTTTTTCTGATAACTCATCAAGATTTTTGTAACCAACAACAAGTTGAAAAGACTTACCACCAAAGTTTGCTGTTCTTAATTTTGCATATCTAGTCCTAAAAGCATAATAAGAACTAAAACCTAATAGTTCTGGGTCTAAATACTCACACTGTTTAAATAGATCCAAAGGAGACTTTGTAACCGGTGAACCTGTAAGGATCCTTCTATACTTAGCCATCTCACCAAGAGCCACAATATTTTTAGTCCTCTTAGCATCTGGATTTTTTATTGTAGTAGACTCATCAATTGCCATCAAAGCATTGTTTGCATTTAAAAATTTTTGTGCAAACTCTACACCTTTTTCTGTAGAAAAAGCTTCAACATTCATGATCAACATACGAAGATCTTCTCCAGGTACAAACAAATCACTCAATAATCTTTCCTGTTGTTTTGATATACTAGCTTTCCATAAAACAGTTCTATGTTCTATATGATCAACAAGGTGAATTGGTAATTCAGAGTCATACCAATTTTTATATACTCCTTTTGGAGCAACTATTAGAGCTGCATTAATTTTTCCAGAATCATACAATAAAGATATATTATCAATTAAAACTTTTGATTTACCCGTACCCATTTCCATAAAGTACGCATATACTTTTTTATTGTGAGATCTCTCTAAAGCATCTAATTGATGCTTATAAGGCTTAGTCTTAAATTTGTAATTCATGTATAATTTTGTTATTCTTTCTTGAAATATAATATAAACATGCTACATAGGAAGTCAAGAAAGTTATGAATAAAAAAGTTTATGTAATACAAGAGTTACCTGGAACAAGAATGGGTACACCTAAATTTAATATAATGGGTGCATCAAAGTATGGTGATTTAATAACTTTACTACCAGAAAATTCACAAATAATAATGTCACCAGGACCACTAATATTCAAACTTAGAAAGCTTCTAAAAAACTTTACGGAAGAAGATTACTTATTGCTTACAGGAGATCCTGCCATAATTGGTGTGGCTTGTTCTATAGTTTCAGACATTACAACAGGTAAATTTAATTTTTTAAAATGGGATAGACAAGAAAAAATGTACTATCCAATAAAAGTCAACCTATACGAGAAAGGAAAGATTGAAGAATAAGATTGACATAGGATTTTATATAACTATAAATAACACACGAAAGGAAAATATAACATGATAAAAACGTTGAAAATAATCGCAGCTGAATTAAAAAGAGCTAACGATTTAAAAGAAAGAGACATTAAAAATAAAGAAACTTGGATGTGGTATTCAAGACCAAGTGCACCTAATGCGGATAGTATAAACTATAGTGGTGTTCATGGTGGTTATTCTACTACTACAGGAGGTAGGTAACATGAATATAAATTTCGAACAAGATAAGCAAGACTCATTAACAAAAGTTAATGACGCTAAATCATTATCCGATCAAGTTTTAAAACTTAAAGCTATGGAGGATGATCTTACAGCAAAAGAGGAAGCAATAAAAAAATTAAAGAAAGATATTGATGTTATATCAGGTGAAGTAATACCAACTATGATGCAAGAGATGAATCTTTCTACATTAAAATTAGCAGACGGATCTTCTGTTGAAGTGAAACCCGTCTATGGTGCTTCTATTTCTGCAGCTAAAAAAGAAGAAGCATTTAACTGGCTTCGTAATAATGGCCTAGGCGATCTTATTAAAAATGAGATTACTGTTTCCTTCGGTCGTAACGAGGACAACAAGGCAGCGTCTTACGCTGAACTTGCACAAGGTCAAGGGTATCAACCTGTCCAGAAACTAAAGGTTGAACCCATGACACTTAAAGCATTGGTTCGTGAGCGTCTCGAATCTGGAAAAGAGATGCCCACGGATCTATTTAATGTGTTCGCAGGAAACCGAACCAAAATAACAAGTAAATAAGGAGAATGAACGATGAGCAAAGAAGAGCTAATCAAGAAACCTAACAATGCAATAGCTACAAATGTATTTGAAGCTGATGCAAATATGGGAATGGATAAAATAACTCAAGAAGATCTTGCGTTACCATTTCTAAAAATACTTGGACAACTATCTCCAGAGGTAAATAAAAGAGATGGCAAGTATGTCGAAGGGGCAGAACCTGGAATGATTTATAATTCAGTAACAGGTGAAGTCTTTAATGGTGAAAAAGGTGTTAATGTAATACCTTGTTACTATAAACTAGAGTATGTTGAATGGAGAGATAGAGGTAAAGATGGATCTGGTGCGCCAGTAAATATTTATCCATCTTCTTCAGATATCATGACTAAAACAACTAGAGGATCTGATTTCAAAGATAGATTATCTAACGGTAACTATATTGAAAAAACTGCTCAACATTTTGTAATAGTTGCAGGTAAGGTTCCAACTACTGCATTAATTGCCATGAAATCTACACAATTAAAGATTAGTAGAAAATGGAACAGTATGATGCAGAGCATAAAGTTGAAAGGAAAGAATGGAATGTTTACTCCAGCTTCATTTAGTCATCAGTATTTATTAAGGACTACACAACAATCAAACGATAAAGGAACTTGGTTTGGTTGGGAAGTTAGTAAAGTTGGTCCTGTAGAAAATGCTGATCTTTACCATCAAGCAAAAGGTTTTGCTGCAAGCATTTCTAAGGGAGATGTTGAAGTAAAACATGGTGAAGAGCAAACAGCAAGTGATTCTCACTACTAGAATCCTAGGTTGTGGGCACCGAAGCGAGAGTAGAAGTGCCCACAAAAAAATCGCATGGAACAGAAATTTATACAGATATTTGATGGATTAAAAAGAGATTATGGATACGCAGAAGTTAGTAACGGATACAAAGACACGACAACAGGTAAATTTAAAGTAAAACACGGTTGGGCAGGCAAACAACTAACTGACACAGATTATATTCAACATCTTAATGGTGAGAAATCCATAGGTATACAACCTTGTGATGATGATGGTATGGTTAATTTTGGTGCCATTGACATTGATTCAAAAGCATATCAAGATTTTAGTCCAAGAAAATATTTAGAAATCATAGAAAAAAATAATTTACCTGTAATACCAGTTAAATCAAAAAGTGGTGGACTTCATTTATATGTTCACACAAAAAATAAAGTTAAGGCTAGTTTTTTAAGAAATTTTTTAGACAAACTATTATATACATTAGAACTTAATACGACAACAGAAATATATCCAAAACAAACGGAACTTGGAACGGGGCCTGATGGAAGTTTTACAAACGGTAATTTTATAAACCTACCATACTATAATAAAACAGAAAGAGTTGCATTGA